TTTATGGGATATTGTATGTCGCAGTTAGTCAATGAAGGTGGAATAACTTTAACTTTTGATGGTAGTGTGCGTAGAGATTTTTTATTTGTTGAAGATGCAGTAAAAATAATTGAACAGGTTTGTTTGAAAAAACCAGTTGGTGTTTTTAATCTAAGTTCCAATTACGGATTAGAAACTGATGTTTTTATTAAAAGTTTAATCTCTGGATATGAATATGGTGGAAAAATTAATCGAAACGGTAATGAAATCTATAGACAATTTATACTTGATAATAGTAAATTGGAAAAAACTCTAGGTATAAAAATTGGACCATTTGATTTTGAAAATATTATTAGAGATTTAGGAAAAAAATTATATGAACAACGAAGTTAGTATTGTAACCTTCTTTTTTGATACAGGAAGAGGTGAATGGACTCCAGACAAAGGATTTCCACACTATCTACACCGTACAGTAGATACTTATTTTGAACGCTTTAGCTACATGGCGCAACTAGATAACGAAATAATTGTTTATACTTCACCTAATTTTGTTGATCGAGTGATGTCTTTAAGAAAAGGAAAAGAAGATAAAACCAAAGTGATTCCTTTTGATTATCATAATCAATTTGCTGAAGAAAAAAAGAAATACTATGAAATTCAAAGATTACCATCCTATGCTAATTTAGTTAATTCTTCACAAAGAATTAATCCCGAATACTGGAATCCAGATTATATCCAATTGATGTATTTAAAATCTTTTTTTGTTAAATGGTCTTTAGATAATAATTTAATCACTAATGACTATGCAGCTTCAATAGATTTTGGTTATTGTAGAAGTGCTGATAAAATTCCACCAAGCAAAAAATGGTCATATAACTTCGGCCAAGAAAAATTTCAATTATTTGGTTATCGTGAATATCCTAAAAACCAACCTATCGAAACGGCAATATTTAATAATATTGTTTATATTCTTGGTGCTAAACAAGTAGGTCATAAAAATTTATGGCCTGAAGTAAATAGATTAATTGTAGAAAGTATGAACGAATTGTTATCGAAAAATTTAATTGATGATGATCAAACATTATGGTTAATGGCTTCTTTAAAAAAACCTGAAATGTTTAATTTAAATATTATACCTGATCACCAGTTAGGTCACGATTCGTTTATTTTGTTTAATAACTTTAATGATACCGTAAAATGAAATTATATCTTATTGGAACTGCAAATCTCGGAGATTTTTTAAATGGTATGCCTGTGATGTCAGGCCTCAGTAAAAAATTTGGAAAATATGATTTAATTATAAAAAGTCCAATGAAAAAATTTAATGGCATCAAAGAATTTTTGATGTATCAAGATATATTTTCTAGCGTTGAATTTGATGATGATGTTTTTATATATGGTGACCTTATACAATTAAGTAGTTGGCCAATCAGAGAAGATAAGAATAATCCTGATAGGCCAATTGAAACTTGCCGTTATGAAAATTGGATGAATGACAAGTATGGTATTGATTTTCAAGTTGATGATGATTTCATAGTAAAAACACCGGAATATGATATTACTATAAAAGATACTTATTATGTTGGTGACCGTTGGTCTGTAGGTGATATTGATGCTCGTAGAGAAACCCATATATTATCACATCTTACACAATATGAATTTATTGATTTTAATAAACCAATGTTAGAAAATGCGTATATTATTAAAAATTTAAAAAAACCATTTATTACCAACTTAACTGGTGTTGGAATGCTTGCCGACCTATGTAATGTTCCTTTATACTGTGTATGGAAAGCAGAAGATTGGAAACCTGAATGGCGTGTAGGTGATGATGTTCTTTGGGATCAAAATAAAAATATCGATAAAGTATTTGAAAAACACTTTTATCTAAATCGAAAAGGAAAATTAGTTCATGCAAAAGATTTGGAGGCAATACTATGAATGAAGATACAGCAATTATTGTTACTGCTTATTGTGATGGAACTAATTCCGATAAGAAAAAATTGATGGCTAAAACATTAGTAAAAAAATTAAAAGAATCTGGCCATTATGTTTGCTTATCTTCACATTCAATATTAGATGAAGAAACACAAAGTTATTGTGATGCTTATCTATATGACAAATATAATCCTTGGCAAATCAATGGTCATCCTGAAAGGCCTAATCATGTTTGTGCTGAACTACTCGCTATTCATAATGGTATAGAATTTTTAAGAAAATATGGATTTAAATACATTTTTAAAACTTGTTTTGATTTGAGTCCTAATTTGGACGTGCATGAAATTATTACAAGAAGTAAATCAAAACAAAAAAGATTAGTAACTTGTAGAAATGCAATAGATTTAGGAACACTTTGTTTTTTTTCTGATATTGATTTTTTACCTCAAACATTCAATATGAATGAATTGTATAGAATCAATGCTTCAACAAATTATTCCGTTGAACCAGCTTGGTACCAATCTGTTAAAGAAAAAGGTCTTTTGGACGAAACTTATGATGGATATCCACTATATCACGATTTTTTAAATATACCTCATTCAGAGCCTATGCACTATTCAGAAACAGATGATGTTAGGGTGATTAACACGATGCACGAATACAATTTTTAAAATATGAAAATTATAAAATATAAAAGTAGAAATTATCCACATCTTCAATCTGAAGGTAATGCTTCACAATTTGCTATTGCATATGCTAAGCATTTTTGCCAAGGAAATGGTGTAGATATTGGTTGTAATCGACAGGAGTGGTGTTTTCCTGGAGCAACAGGAATTGATTTAAATTTTAAAGATGGTAATGACGCATATAAATTTTCTTATAGTGATTTAGATTATGTATATTCTAGCCATTGTTTGGAGCATCTTCCTGATTGGGTAACCGCTTTAGATTATTGGACATCAAAACTAAAAGTTGGAGGAGTTTTATTTTTATATCTTCCACATTATAATCAAGAGTATTGGCGTCCTTGGAACAATAGAAAACACCTTCATGTTTTTACTCCTGTGATGATTAAAGATTACATGATGGCTCGAGGATATATTAATATATTCAATTCTGAACGTGATATAAACGATTCATTTATGATTGTTGGAGAAAAATCTTGATATTAAATATCGAGGATGGAATTTTTGGAGGTCCAGCAAGAAGTGGTGATTTGATTGCTATAGCAAATGTAGTTGAACATTTACGTCAGCAAGGAAATATAGATTTACAGTTTCATATGAAAGAAGGATCAATAAATTCAGCTGACTACTGTAAACAAATGTATAATAAACTATTGGAATGTACTAATTATTTTTCAATAACTCAAGGAGAAAAAACTTTACCTTGGAGAAAAGTAAATATATTTGATTATCGTGATATTTCTGGTGATTTAGTTGTAATTAAAAATAATAGAGAACAAAAAAAGAAAATTGTAATTTGTCCTTTATTAGATGCTCCATATAATCAGTATCGAAATTGGCCAATACCAACTTTTGAAAAAATTATTATGCAGTTTAATAAAGAAAATTATAACGATTATGAGAAAGTTATTTGTATAAGTCCAAATATACCACTTACTGCTGAAAACTGGCAAATAAGCACAGATTATAATACTAACCTAAATCATATTATGGAGTGTGAAATTTTTGCTGGTGGTGATACTGCCACTTCACATTTCGCTGGATCGCTTGACAAAGGACCAAAAGATTTGTTATACTATTATTCTAGCAGAGCGCTGGTACATTCATTTCCTTTCCACTATTTAAATGGTAAAGGAAAACTTATAACATATTGGTTGGATTTTGAAGGAACAACTTGGGGATAAAAAATGAGTAAAAAAGTATTAATTACCGGTGGTGCCGGATTTATTGCACATCATGTCATTGATTTGTTTATGCAAACAACTGATTGGCAAATTGTTACATTGGACAGATTAGATTATTCTGGCAATTTAAATCGTTTACACCAAGTAATGGAAAAATATAGTCCGAGTGAACAAAAAAGAGTTAAAGTGGTTTTTCATGATTTAAAAGCAGAAATAAATCCTCTTGTTGCCAATTTTATAGGTAAACCTGATATCATTCTTCATCTAGCAGCTTCTTCCCATGTCGATAGATCAATTAGTCATCCGATGGAGTTTATTAATGATAATATCATTGGTTCTGCTCATATGTTGGAATATGCTCGCAAATTAGATTCTTTAGAGAGGTTTCTTTATTTTGGTACTGACGAAATCTTTGGTGTTGCGCCTCCCGGTGTTGCATATGAAGAAAGAGCAAGATATAATTCAACAAATCCTTATTCAGCATCCAAAGCTGCAGCAGAAGAACTTTGTGTTGGTTATGAAAACACTTATAAACTACCAATGTATATTACACACACAATGAATGTGTTTGGTGAACGACAAACTCCTGAAAAATTTATTCCTTTATGTACTCGTAAGGTAATGTTGGACGAAACTGTTATTATTCATTCAGATAAAACAAAGACAGTTGCTGGTAGTAGGTTTTATGTTCACGCTTCAGATGTTGCTGATGCTCTACTATTTTTGTTGACAAATAAAATTGAACCTACTATGGATTATGGTCACGCAAAATGTCCTAAATTTAATATTGTTGGAAAAGAAGAAGTTGATAATCTAACATTAGCTAAAATGATTGCTAACGCACAAGGAAAAGAATTAAAATATGAAATGATGGATTTTCATTCATCACGACCTGGCCATGATATGCGTTACGCTTTATCTGGTGATTATATGCGATCTTTAGGTTGGGAGCCAAAAGTTTCTTTAGAAGAACGAATTAATCAAGTTGTTCAATGGTATACTAAAAATACAGAATGGCTTGATTTATGAAATCTTTAGGAATCTTTCATTGGAATAAAAATAATAAATCGGGATTAGAAGCTTCAATTGCTTCTTTTCGTAAATATCATCCTAATATTCCTTATTTCTTGTCTGCTGATGGAGGTAGCCAAGATCAATATGATATATGCCAAAAATATAATGTAATTTATTTACAAAATCAATCTAGTCTTGGATATCCTTCACAGCATTGGGGTTATAATAAACACCAAATATACGAATTCATGAAAAGAATAATGATGGCAGCCATTGCAATGGACACCACACATTTTATGTTTTCGGAAGATGATGTCATTTGTTTAAATGAAATTCAATTCGATGAAAATTGGGAAATTGCTTCTTATGATACTCGTTATATTGATGGAGTATTAGCACCAAACGGACATAATGAATTTAGTTATATTAATGAAGAAATTCAAAATGAAATTGAAAAGATTTCTGGTGTAAGGCCAAATCATCCTTATTATGGTGCTGGAGCAGGAACAATATTTAAAACTTCAACATATATAGAAAATTTTTATAAGTATATGGATTTTTTAAATAATAATTTTGATAGATTTCATCCTAATCAACATCAGTTTGGATGGAACGATTATTTTTTACAAATGCTTTATTTTGTAGCAGGAAAACAATATTCAATTAATCCTAGATTGTATAATATTCATCCTGAAAATCCAAGTATTAATTTGGATGAAATAAAAGTTAATTATGATATTGCACATAATTATAAAAATTTCTACGAAGGAAGAAACATTAAAAAAATGGAAACAAACAAAGTTGAAGATTTACAAACAGCATGGACAGATCATAAAAAATTTGCTATTTGGTTAGTTGAAAATATTAATCCCAAAGTTACAGTTGATTTGGGTGTAGATTATGGATATTCATTGTATTGTTTAGCCACACCTAGAATTGGTAAAGTTTATGGTATAGATTTATTTGATGTGGCTGCAGGATATAGTAGTGGATCGGATACTTATGATGTTGTAATGGAATTCAAAGAAAAACACCAATTCGATAATGTAGAAGTCATCAAAGGAGATTTTTGTGAGATAGCCAAAGTATGGAAAGAACCTATCCAAATATTACATATTGATGGGGATCATTCATATGAATGTGTGAAAAGAGATTGGGACACTTGGAGTCCGTTTGTCGAGAATGGTGGAGTTATTATAATGCACGATTTATTTTCTTATAGAGATACTGTAGGAAAATTTTATAATGAAATAGAATTACCTAAAGCATATTTTTCTGAAAGTTGTGGATTGGGAGTTGTTTGTCAAGATGCTACAATATTAGAAAAAATATTAGATAATTTTCCTAATTGTAAGTCTGGAAATATTTAATGAAAATTAGATTATATAATCATCATTATTTAAATGATGATGGTTCTTGGATTTACATATTCATGGACCAAATGAAACAATTAGAAGATTTTGGTTTACATGATGCTATGGAAGTTCTCAGCTTTACAGCTCTTGGAAATCAAGAACAGATAAAATTATTTAGAGATGTTTGTTCATTATATTCTAAAATAGAAATACACGAAATAATTAATAATGTAACAAGTGATGATTTAAAAGATTTTGCTAGTGAAAAAGGTCAATCAGAAAATAAATTTGTATTTGAAATTCCAACAATTAAAAGAATGTGGGACGATGCAAAAACTAAAGACTTTTTTGGTTTATATTTTCACAGTAAAGGTGTCACAGCATTTCCAAATTACTTCAAAAAAGGTGAAGTATCAACATTTAAAAATTATTTTTATTGGAGAAAATATCTTGAATGGGGATTTATTGAAAGATGGGAAACTTGTGTTGGAGGATTATATACAAATGATGCAGCCGGTTGTAATTTCAATTATGATCCTTTTCCCCATTTTAGTGGAAATTTTTGGTGGGTAAGAAGTGATTATTTGAGAAAACTGGATGATATTTCTGATTCTGTTTGGTGGAAAAACAATAAACAACCATATCATTTGGATAGGATGGTTGCTGAATTTTGGCCATTACATAAAGCTAAAAAAATATTTAATATAGATAGTCCACCAGCAAGACTTTGTTCTCCTAATCCTGGTTTATATTCTGAAACTTATATGAGAAAATATTATGATAAACAAAACACAAAAACTTGATAATTGTTTGGCTTGTGGCCATAATCATTTAAAAGTTATATTGGATTTAAATGACCAACCTTTGGCCAATTCATACAAAAAAAATAAAGATGATGCCGAAGATTTTTTTCCTTTAGCAATTCAATGCTGTGAAAATTGTTATCATGTTCAATTAACACATATTGTTGATCCTGATTTAATTTATAAAAATTATTTGTATGTTAGTGGCACAACAAGAACTTATGTTGATTATATGGATTGGTTTGCTGATTTTTGTATTGAAAGAATCAATAAAAATAGAAATCTAGCACAATCAGTTTTGGACATTGGTTGTAATGATGGAACTCAATTAGATAAATTCAAAAATAAAGGATTGACAACTTATGGTGTTGATCCAGCAGAAAATCTTTTTTCATTATCTTCCAAAAATCACAATGTTGTTTGTGGTTATTTTGATGAATCTTATAAACAAAAAGTTGACATCATCACAATTCAAAATGCCTTTGCTCACAATCCAAATCCATTAAAACTTTTAGAAAATTGCAGAGAAAATTTAAATTATGAAGGACTAATTTTCATACAAACTTCTCAAGCTGATATGATATTGAACAACGAATTTGATACCATATACCATGAGCATATATCATTTTATAATATTAAATCTATGTTATTATTATGTAATAGAGCAAGATTAAATTTAATTGATGTTATTAAAACGCCTATTCACGGTACAAGTTATGTTTTTATCATAAGTGCTGACAGGTCTGCACCAAGTAACATTAAAAACTTAATCGATATGGAAACTGCTGCTGGACTATATGATAATAAAACATATGAAACCTATTTACAAAACTGTTTAAATTTGGTAAATACTTTTAGAACACAAATTCATTATTGGCGTGCTCAAGGTTACAAAATAGTGGGTTATGGGGCGCCAGCCAAAGGTAATACTTTTTTAAATTTTGCCAAAGTTCCTTTTAACTTAATTATAGATGATAATCCACTAAAGCAAGGTCTTTATACTCCAGGTTCATCCGTTGAGATTGTTGGTGTTGATATGTTGAAGTCTTTTGCCGAAGATGAAAAGATTTTATTTATACCACTAGCATGGAATTTCTTCAAAGAAATCAAACAAAGAATTGAAGCCGTTAGAAAAAATGATAAGGATATCTTTTTAAATATAAAGGATTTATAAAAAATCCAACAATTTTGACACTATGTATCTAAGCCAATCTTTCTAGGTTCCCGACCAGAAAAATTGGATGTTGTATAAATAAGGGAATCGGCAACCAAAGTGTGTTGCATATCAGAAGGAAATTACAATGTTATCATTTAAGTCTTTTTTAACCGAAGCAACGTCTGTTGACGATGAGATGCTTGGTCATCTTACTCATACAAAAGACTTACCTCACGAAGATCCTAAACATGGCCAGATGGCTTTAGATTTACTTAGACAGTTTCATAAAAAACGTATGGGTAAACCAAGTACCGTTGGCGCATCTCTAAAAACTGACGGTGGTGCCTCTGTTCATGTGATTCATGATGATAAAGGTGTTGGTGTTTCTGATAAACATCGTATTGCTAGAGGAGTTATTGCTAGAACTCCAGAGGAAATTGATAAACATTTTGGCCATCAACCAGAATATGCAACATCATTAAAACACCTACTAAAACATGGCCATGAATTCGTCAATAAAGGCCACCATGTCCAGGGAGATTTACTACATACTCCAGTAGAACCAGGAACAAAATCATGACCACAACAACGACAACACCCAATAGAATTACTTACAAAGCAAAAACTGATGCTCCACTAGGAATTGCTGTACATACAGAAATAACACATGGTGTGGCACACGGTGTTACCAAAGGTGCTTTGAAACCCAGTAAAAACGTATTTGTTCCACAACACGAATATAAAGCAGAACCTTCTACATATTCAAAAGAAGATAGGGATGCAACGGAACACCATCTTAATGCTGCTGAAGCATTAATGAAGAATCATACTACACATCATTTAACTCCAGAACACATCGATACCAAAAAGGGTGGTCATTTTACTACCTATTTAAATAGGACCACTCGCCGTGGTGAAACTGCTTCTGTTGAAGGATATAAAAAACACTTACATGACGAAGGTGAAAAAGCTGCTGGAAAATTAAAAACTGCGGCCGGC